AAAAATGTCTAGTATCGTAGAAAGGTTGACGGAAGGTATCGTCAATCGTGACATGCGCGCCGAAGGTGGCGCATTACTCGCTAAGTGGGAGAAGACCGGTCTTTTGGAAGGTATCGGTAAAGAACGCTCTCGCCAAAGCATGGCTCGTTTGCTTGAGAACCAAGCGAAAGAGCTACTCCGTGAGTCCAGCACAATGTCTGGTGGAGATGTCGAAGGCTTCGCAGCCGTCGCATTCCCCATCGTTCGTCGTGTTTTCGCGGGTCTGATCGCCAACGATCTCGTTAGCGTTCAGCCGATGAGTCTACCAAGTGGTCTCATCTTCTTCCTTGATTTCACCACATCCACTAGCGGTGCTGGTCTTCCTCGTTTGGGTTACGGCGCAACCGAAGAGTCTCTGTACGGTGGTGGGCGTGTTGGTAGTCAGATCACTGGTGGTGTTGACCTTACCGGAAGTAATGCTGAGGCTGGTCCTTATGCACTTAACAACGGTTATGCTTCACCAACTGGTTCTCTGTATCATATGGACACTGTACCGAGCGCCGGCTGGGTTGTGGTAGCTTCTGGAACGGTTGGCGGTGGTGGTTACATCAACGGCACCGATACGATTAGTGCCACTGACCAAGCCACGCTAGATAGTCTGTGTCAATATGACGTCGACCTCTCTGGTACCATGGTTGCTGTTCTGGAGATGACCGGAACTACGGCTGGAGCCGTTGGTAACTTTGGTCAGCTTAACACTGATGACTTGGTTGCAGTGGAGATGCTGGATGCTCAGACATCTCCTGCTTTGAAAGCAACCGTTCAGTTGGTTCGTCGTTGCACCAGAATTTCTTCTGGTTCGACTGGTGATACTCCCGGAAATTCCAATTGGAAGATGACTCTAGTGTTTGCACAAGCAAGTGGTTCTACCCTCTTTGATGGAGGCGCTACTAATAGCACGCGAACAGGTATCATGCCGGCTATCACCTCAAGTACTGCGGTAGATGCGGTCATGGCACTTACTTTCCCCATCGACGACAACTTTACCACGAGCACCGCTCTTGGTTCTGTCATCGGTACCACAGTGTGGGGCTTGGAAAATAACCCGAATATCCCCGAGATTGACATTAAGGTCGATTCCGTGGCTGTGACGGCTATCACCAAGAAGCTCAAGGCTAAGTGGACGCCAGAGTTGGGACAGGATCTAAATGCCTATCACAACCTTGACGCCGAAGTCGAGCTTACCAGCATTCTCTCTGAGCAGATTGCTCTTGAGATTGACCGCGAGATCCTCGAAGATCTTATCGTGGGTGCACAGGCAGGTACTTATTACTGGTCCCGCTCCCCTGGTCTATTCGTGGAACGTACTACTGGTCGTGAGATTGGCGCTAGCTCTGCTGCTCCAGACTTCACCGGTACGGTCTCTGAGTGGTATGAGACTCTTGCTGAAACCATCAACGATGTGTCTGCACAGATCCATCGTAAGACTCTACGGGGTGGTGCTAACTTTATCGTCTGCGGACCTGAAGTTGCTAACGTCCTTGAGTTTACCGCTGGTTTCCGCGCGAGCGTTACTGCTGACGATGAGACTGGTTCCATCGGCGCTGTGAAGGTCGGTTCACTGACGAAGAAGTTCGACGTCTATGTTGACCCCTACTTCCCACGCTCTGTGATTCTGGTTGGTCGTCGTGGAAGCTCATTCCTCGAGAGCGGTTATGTATACGCACCTTATGTGCCACTACAGACCACTCCCACTATCTTTGGTCCAGAGGACTTCGTACCCCGCAAGGGTGTGATGACTCGGTACGCCAAGAAGATGGTGCGTCCCGATATGTACGGCCTCGTTGTCGTCCAGGGTCTCTTAGGACAGGCCGGCGCTACTAGTTAAAAAACTAGCATAGCAAAATAAATGTAAAGCCTCCTTCTTCGGAAGGGGGCTTTCGTTTTACTCGACTACTTATAAGTGCGAGTCGAAAGACTCGTCCCATGTTTTTTTAACATGTATATAAATGGAGGGTTTTAAATAATGGGAACTAAAAGAGTAGGCTTGGCGAGAACCCAAGCATTAATTGAGAATTTAAAGAGAGAGTTAAGCATGGCTGGCTCAACGTGGAAAGGCACTAGACGGCCAGTCACGGCGCTGAGCGATGCCGCGGGGGCAGGAGCAAATCGAACAGCATTGACGGTTGCTGAGTCAGGAACTATCTTTACAGTACCTGAACTAACAGTTGGGACGCAGACAATCACGCTCCCGGCACTAGCATCTACTGCTGTAGGAACTACATACACATTTGTTATGATCGACACTGCCGACCAGATATTCAATGTACTCGGAGCCGATTCTGATAAGATCTTGGCTGTTAAGCCTGATGGCGATGGCAACAATACTGCCATTTCCCAGGGGTACGATTTAATTGGGTTTAAGGCTGCTGCAGTCTTAGGTTCATCGTTTACAGTCACGTGTATATCTAGCACTGCTGCTGTTGGATGGTTAGCCACTGATGTGATTGATGGTCTCGCGGCCAACGTGGGAAGCATAAATCTAGCTTAATCATCTTGTCAACTAATTTATAAATTTTATATTTATCCCCCTCTTCGGAGGGGGTTTTCTTTTAAAACCACGATCTACTCAATTTTTTTCGCCTCCAATTTTTTGAGATTTTCGGTTTCGCGAGAATAGTACTATTTACTATACTATAAAGGAGAATTCCCATGGGAAAGAAAAGACGATTGAATTCCGCGATGGCCAAGTTTAGAACTAAGCACTCTAGCCATCCTCGAACCCAACTTTTGAGTGGCACTGTGGTGGTGGACACACCTGTTATTGCTATAGAAGCACCACAAGTTGAGGCTACACTTAGCGCAATTTTGGAGGAGGACACAATTGAAATAACCCCCGAAGTCGTGGCACCTATTAAAAAGGTGAAGAAAAACACCCAGAAAAGAGTTAAAAAGACTTCATCGTAAAATACCTCTCTTTAGAAAAGAACGCCACCTCCCCATGGGGTTTTGTGTGGCGAGCTACTAATTAAAGGGGGAGAATCCATCGATGCCACAAAACTTAAGTCCAAGGTCTCAAACTAGTCCTATAGTTTTAACTTCAACGGGGTCCGCAGCCCTTGTGGCTGCAGCGGTACCCTTTGGGATGTACACGGGTTCGCTAGAGTTTTTAACTGGCGCCAGTGCGCAGGTAGCATACATTTATAAGAAGCTGGGAGGAGATGTTGTAGACATCGAATTAACTCCAGCAAATGTTTATGCTGCCTATGAAGAAGCAGTATTAGAATACTCCTATATTATTAATTTACATCAAAGCAAAAATATGCTATCTGATGTGTTGGGTAATGCCACTGGTACCTTCGATCACCTAGGAGAGATGGAGGCCGGCACGTTATCGTCTAGTTTGGGTGGCGACAAAGTTTCTCTTAAATATCCGCGCTATCAGTTTGAATATGCCCGGAACGTGGCGGATGGGATGATATCAGTGGGAGGCCTTGGGGGAACTGTTCCTCAATATTCCGCCTCCTTTAAACCAGTTGCTGATGTTCAAGATTATGACCTTCAGAGTATTATTTCTGCATCCTCTGCCACTGGGACTGATGATGGTGGAAACGTTGTGCCCTTTAATGACAAGGTTGGGGATAACCGAGTCGTCATCACTAAAGTATTTTATAAGTCCCCACGAGCCATGTGGCGATTTTATGGCTATTACGGAGGAATTGGCGTTGTAGGAAATTATTCCACTTATGGCCAATTTGCTGATGATGCTACATTTGAAATCATTCCCACTTGGCAAAATAAACTTCAAGCCATCATGTACGAGGACTCTATTATGACGAGAACCTCTAATTATTCTTATGAAATTATTAATAACAAACTGAGACTCTATCCCAATCCCAGTTACTGGGACTTTGGAGAAATAGATCGGATTTGGGTACGATTTTATGTAGATGACAATGCCTGGGATGAGGATGACAATTATAGATCCGGTGTAAACGGGGTCAATAATGCCAACACTATTCCTTTTGAGAATATTCCATATAAAAACATTAATGCCATTGGGAAACAATGGATACGAAAGTATTGTCTGGCGCTCTGCAAAGAAATGTTAGGACAGATCAGAGGAAAGTTTAACACTCTCCCGATTCCTGGCGAAAGCGTAACGCTTAATCATGCTGACTTGCTTTCCCAGGCAAAAGAAGAACAAAACACTTTGAGAGATAAATTAAGAGAACTATTAAAGGAAATGGAGTATACAGAGCTTGTTAAACTGGACAGTGAAAAGGCCACTGCAGCCACGGATGTTCTGAAGGGTTCGCCATTGCCCATTTTTGTGGGGTGATGAATAATGTCCGATGAATGGAGCAGACCTAAAGCACCACCCCCTCCGTTATTCTTAGGGAAGAAAGAACGAGACCTGGTTAAACAGGTCAACGATGAGCTAATTGAAAAAGTAATTGGCCAACAGGTTCTTTACTATCCGATTGACTTAGAAAAAACCAATTTTCATCCTTTATACGGGGAAGCTATTAAAAAAACCTTTTTACCTCCTGTGCGTGTGTATGCTCTGGTTGAATTTACCACGTTTGAAACTACTTACATGGCGAATGCTGGGATTGATAAAGTTTGGGAAATTAACATTCATTTTCACCGCCGGCGCCTTGAGGAGGATCAAAACATGTATGTTCGGGAAGGAGATTTCGTACTCTATGGCGAAAATTACTATGAAATAGTTAAGCTCGTTGAAAACAAGCAGCTATTTGGACAAGTGGATAACATGTTTGAGATATCTGCTGTGTGCAAGAGAGCTAGAAAGGGGTTGTTTGATGCTTCCTAAGAATTTTGATTTTGCAATGTTGCCGGTAAACAAGGATACGGCAACTCTTAAAGAAATAGGGATGCTGGGGTCCACCCTAGAAGATATAGATTACGCCATTACAGAGTGGCTGGAACAAGATTTAGATTTGAGAGCCAATAGCAGCGAAGGTTTTGTGCAAGTTACGGTATTGTGGCAAGTTCCCGAAAGATCATATCAAATTAAGAACGAAAAAGAGTTAAGAGATGATTCGGGCGCCCTACGATTGCCATTGATAGGTATCGAGCGCACCACAGTTACCAAGGATCCCACGAAAAGAGGTTCCTTCCAAGCCAATATATATTCAGAGGACAAAAACGGCAGATCTGGTCGTTTGGTGATTGCCAAGAAAATAGTTCAGGATAAGACGCGGAATTTTGCGGTGGTTCCCGCAACTCGTGATTATCAAACTGGCGGAAAGCAACAGCTTTATTATCCGAGAGTAAACAAAAAAGTGGTCATTAAGAGTCTTTCTATTCCTATTCCTGTTTACGTTAATATAGAATATAAGATTACTTTAAAATCCGAATACCAGCAACAAATGAATGAGATGGTAGCGCCATTCATCACGCGAACCGGACAAGCAAATGCTTTCACGCTGACGCGGAATGGTCATATATACGAGGCATTTATCGATCAAGGCTTCGCCCAAAACAACAACGTTAATGACTTGGGAGAAGAAATGAGAATGTATGGAACCGATATCACCATTCGGGTATTGGGATATCTAATAGGAGAGGGTGATAATGATGATCGTCCAATTGTTAGAATTCATGAGAATATAGTAGAGGTAACTTTTCCTAATGAAGGGGTAGTTCCCGAAGGTAATGACGGGTTTTTTCTTTAGTTCAGGAACTACTTTTGAGATTAAAAATACTACTTAATTAATGATCACGCTATCATTTACACCTATTTTGATAAGAGGAACTCAATAATGTCAGTTAAAAAGTTTAAGTTTGTATCTCCTGGAGTGTTTATCAACGAGATTGATAACTCCTTTATTCCACGACAACCCGAAAATATCGGCCCAGTTGTCATTGGGCGTTCACGCCGCGGCCTGGCAATGCAGCCCGTAAAGGTCGAATCATATTCAGATTTTGTTGAAATGTTTGGAGAGACGGTGCCTGGAATGGGCGGCGGTGATATTTATCGCGACGGCAATTATCAGTCCCCGATGTACGGAACTTATGCTGCCAAAGCGTTCCTGAACGCAGGTGTGGCCCCTCTTACTTATATCCGACTCCTCGGCCAGCAAGATCCGAGTAATAATGCATCTAACGATGCTCGAGCCGGCTGGAAAGTATTGAATACCATTAACAAGCTACCTTCAAGTAACGGAGGCGCTTACGGACTTTGGTTGTTCCCTAGTCAATCCAGCACCGCCATTTTAGGTACCGGCAGTTTGGCTGCCACCTTCTATATAAATGAGGGGCGCATATCACTGAGTGGCACCATGTTTGGCGGCATTGGCAATACACCCGCTGGGAACTCAACAGTTACCTCCTCAACGGGTGTTCCCATTGGGGATAGCAGCAATCTTCATACTCTTGTAATTAGTTCCTCGGCCGGCGGCCAGAGCAAAGTTGAGTTTGGTTTTGATGATAGTAGTTCCAATTGGGTTCGCAAGAAGTTTAATACTAACCCCCAGCTTATTAGCGGTACCACTTTTTATACTCCCGGCGCCGCGGGTTCTGGTTCGGCTACTGGATATTGGCTTGGAGAGACATACGGCCAAAGAATCCGAGATCAAGGTCTAACCACATCTTCCATTGGTGTTGTGTTTGCTATCGCAGGCCCATCTTCAGCAACTCCCGCCAATATGAAAAACCAAGCGTCCACGGAAGGTCGAACTGGATGGTTCATTGGCCAAGCACTTTCTGCTCCCTCCGCTTACGTTCCCTTTAACTCGACGCGGTTATTCCGCTTAATAGGCCGCGGCCATGGCGAGTGGCTCCAAAAGAGTGTTAAAGTTTCTATCTCTAATATTAGAGCTTCCACGAGCACGAGTACGGAATATGGTACATTTTCTGTTGTTCTTCGTAGTATTAGCGACACCGATAGCGCAGTACAAGTGATGGAACGGTTTGATAACGTAACACTTGATCCTACTTCTCCTAACTATGTGTCGCGAGTTATTGGTGATAAATACACCCAGTGGGATACCACTGAAAGAAGACTGAAGACTTATGGTGAATTTGATAACAACTCTAAATTTGTTTATGTTGATATGAACCCCGACGTAGAGGCAGGTGGAACAGACCCCACTCTTCTACCGTTTGGCTATTTTGGTCCTCCAAAATTTAGAACAATTTACGATTTAAGCGCCACCGGTGCTTGTTCAATCGTTCCTGGCGCCGGCCCAGCCGGCGATGGTGGCCTTCTTTCTAATAATTTCTTTCTAACGGGCGGCGTGAGCATTGTTGCACACCCCCCATCCGTCGCCATCGCAAGGTCTGGCTATGCAACAGGCAATACTCCCTATTTGTCAGGTGGGCTAATTGCCACCGGGAGCTTAGAGTTCCCTCATGTTCGGTTACGTACCTCAGCATCAGATGGGGGACTTAGCGACGCCACTGACGCATATTTTGGAATGCAAACCACGCGTACTGCCACCAGCACAGATTACGACCCCAGCGTTCCATCTTGTCATAGACTACTCTATAGTGGGTACAATGCCGGCGGTGGCTCCAACGCGACCGATCCTAATACTGTTGCGGGTGTTGATGACTGGGCTTATGTCTTCTCTTTGGATGATATTGTTTTAAGTGGATCTTCTGCCAATGGATGGTACTATTCATCTGGATCTCGCGCAAGGGAAAATTCTTATACTTCTGGTGCTTATAGCGACCTGTTAAACTCTGGAATTAATAAGTTTACGTGTCCTATCTTCGGCGGCTTTGACGGCTTTGATATTATGAAGCCAGACCCTCTCTATAACACTGATATGGGCTCTACAAACGAAAGTAGTTATCGCTATTATACGTATAAGCGCGCTATTGACACGGTGGCTGACCCCGAATTTGTTAATATGAACTTGTTGGCTGTGCCTGGTCTTACAAACAATGGTCTTACGCAACACATGATAAATGTATGCGAGGATCGCGCTGATTCACTCGCGTTGATTGACTTGGCAAACGTGTATATCCCGGCTCACGAGGTGTATAAAGCCAGCAAGGTTGATAGAATTGGCACTACACCGACTACGGCAGCAAACGCACTGCGCGACCGCCGTATTGATTCGAGCTATGGGTGTACTTTCTATCCATGGGTACAGACTCGCGACGACAACACTGGCCGCATGCTCTGGATTCCTCCGACTGTTGCAATGATGGGTGTTTTGGCTAGGTCTGAAGCTAGATCAGCCGTGTGGTTTGCTCCGGCAGGATTCAACCGCGGCGGCTTGACAGACGGCGCCGCAGGAATTCCCATCACAGGTATTACGCAACGTCTCACTTCTAAAGAACGAGATACTCTTTATGAAAATAACATTAACCCCATTGCATCTTTCCCCTCTAACGGGATAGTTGTCTTCGGCCAGAAAACACTTCAAGAACGCCAATCGGCTCTCGATAGAATCAATGTTAGAAGGCTTGTTATCTTCCTGAAGAAGCAAATTTCAGTTCTTTCTACTAGAATTCTTTTTGAACAAAATGTGCAAGCAACGTGGAACAGATTTATTGGACTCGTGCAGCCCTTGTTGGCCAATGTTAAAACGCGTTTTGGTATTACAGATTATCGTCTTATTCTTGACGAGACTACGACTACCCCCGATCTCATTGATCAAAATATTATGTACGCAAAGATAATGGTCAAGCCTGCTCGAGCCATTGAGTACATTGCCATTGACTTTGTTATTATGTCAACAGGAGCGTCTTTCGAAGATTAAAGAGGGGGAAAAATTTCCTCCACTACACTATTTAAAAATAGATAGAAATATAGGAGTATTATAACATGTCATTTTGGAGCACCCCCGCTAACCCAACCATTGCCGACCCTAAGAGGAAATTTAGGTTTTATGTAGAATTTCAAGGTCTGGCGGAAACCCCCAACCCCGGCGCGCTGTTGTGGTGGGCCAAGACAGTAAACAAGCCCAGTTTTTCAACGGAAACTGCGACTCACGAATATTTAAATTATACGTTTAAGTATCCTGGTAAAGTTACGTGGGATGATATTAGTCTCACACTGGTGGATCCGGTGGATCCTGACATGGCCGCAACCCTATCAGATATATTGGTCCAATCCGGATATTCTATCCCCACTGACGGAACAACGACGCAGATGAGTACGCTTTCTAAGGGAAAAAGTGCGGGCGCCCTCGGAACTGTTACTATTACGCAAGTAGATTCTGCTGGCGCTGATTTGGAAAAGTGGACGCTTAACAACGCATTTATTACAAAAGTGGCGTATGGTGATCTAGCTTATGGAGATGACGCTCTAACTGAAATGACAGTCACGCTAGCTTATGATTGGGCCTCCCTGTCAGTAACCAGTGAAGGATCTAGATTAGAAAGTCCCTCACAACCCGCCACGACCTTCTTTGAGGCATAGACAAAAAATAAACGAGGTGTATATTGTCACGAAATAGAGAACGCTCCGGAGGCGTTCAACAACACGATAGCAGTCCCCCACCACAGGTGATGCAGAATGAGGGAGCAGCTTCTTTTTCCTTTGTTGTTCCAACCGAATTTGTAGAGCTACCTTCCCAAGGTCGATTCTACCCAGAAGGACATATCCTTCATGGAGAGGATAGCATTGAAATTCGCCAAATGACGGCGAAAGAAGAGGATTTGCTTACATCGAGGACTCTCCTTAAAAAAGGAGTAGCTCTTGATAGAGTGGTAGAAAACATTATTGTAAATAAGCGCATAGACCCCAATTCACTTTTAATTGGTGACAGGAACGCTATTATTGTTGCTACCCGAGTATCTGGATATGGAAACGAATATAATACACGAGTGACATGTCCCAGTTGCATGACGGCACAAGAATATTCTTTTGACCTTCTTAAAGCAACCACCCATCACGGCATAGAAGGAGGTGAGATAGACGTAGCCGACAACAATGATGGAACTTTTAACATTACTTTGCCTAAAACGCAAGTTTCAGTTACTTTCCGGCTTCTTACCGGTTCAGACGAAAAGAAACTTGTAAGTGGCGTAGAAGCAGATCGCAAACAAAAAACGCATGAAAAAAATGTCACACGTCAAATTGTTAATATTGTGACAGCGGTTAACGGCGATTCATCAGCAGAAGCAATAAATTATTTAGTTCAAAACATCCCCTCCACAGATTCTCGCCACCTCAGACTCGCCTATAAATTAGTGGCGCCAAATATTGACTTGAGTCAGCATTTCGCATGTGCTGAGTGTGATTTTGCTCAGGACATGGAGGTGCCGCTTAATGCGGACTTTTTTTGGCCTGACCGATGAGTACATGGAGAACATATATGAGCAGTTCTTCTTTCTAAAGTATTCAGGCGGTTGGTCATTTTCAGAAGCTTATAACCTCCCCGTAGGGTTGAGGAAGTGGTTTGTTGAAAGACTCCTCAAGCAGCTAGAGGCAGAAAAGGAAGCCATAGAGAAAGCCTCCCAGGGAGGAGGAAAAAGTCAGACGCTCAGCGCCCACAACCAACCGGGCCCTTCCCCTAACTTCCCAGGTGCAAACAGACAGAGTTCATAGCTCTGTCTTTTTTTGTGGGAAACTATTTACGTTTAGACCAATAAAAGAGGTAATTTATTATGGCCAACGGCGACGATCCAACCGCAGTAGCTCTGACGCGTCTTGCTGCTGTCATGGCGCGGATTGAAGTTCGTTTGGGCGCCCAAGCGGGAGAGGAAGGCGAGGGGGGCGGCGTAGCTCTAACCGAGGACCAAAGGCGCGCGGAAGCTGCGCATTATAGAGATTCTCAACAAAAATTGAAGGCGATACTTGAGCAATATCAAGAAATCGACAAGATGCATGCCTTAGATTTAGATTATCAAGCAAAAAGTAACGAATTTTTTAAGAATAAGGCGCGCGTAAAGAGAAATGAAATAGCTGAGCTATTGGAAATTGGTAACATTACGGCTGACCAACTCGATGTCCTAGAACGCGAGGTCAAAGAATTAGAGCAACAAGCTTCATTATGGGAAACCACCAATAATTTTGCCAAACAGTATCAAGCAAGTATTGGTGAGGCCGCCAGTGCCGCCAAGGGTCTAGGAAAATCCCTAGGAAGCGCTTTTGCGGTTTTTTCGGACATAAATGCCATGGGAGCGATTCAAGATGTAACAAAAAGTCTCCAAGGAGGAACCGCCAGTGTAGGAGCCTTTGG